TCATGGTTGGCGCAGGCTAATCAGAAACGATGCCCCACTCAAAAGGTGGGGTGTCTTTTTAATGAGTTCTTTGCCTTTAAAAATTACTGGTAAATGTGTCGCAGAAGATGAGACGCTATTTGCCAACATGGATGCGGCGATTGCTAGAGGTTATCCACAGGTCAAAGAAGCACAGTCAGCCAAGACCGGTGCAATCCTGTTGGTGGCAAGCGCCCCAAGTGTTAAAGGTCAGCTAGAGCTTATTAAAAAGATGAAAGCTGCAGGGTCGCCTATTGTGGCAATCAAGGGCGCACATGATTGGTTAATCGATAACGGCGTAATACCTGATTACGCATTAGCTATTGACCCGCAAGAGCACAGGATAGCGTTTTACAAACCGCAGCCGTCTGTGCATTACATGATTGCAAGCCAATGTCATCCAGCAATGTTTGACAACCTTGATGGGTGTCAGGTTACGCTATGGCATCCATACGTTAAAAAGGGGCAAGACCGCCCTAAAAACTCCATGCTCATAGGTGGGGGTACAACTTCGGGATTAAGGGCTATATCGTTGTTTTACGTCCTTGGCTACCGCCAGTTTGAGTTGTTTGGCTTTGACTCATGCAATGACGGCAATTTGCTAAGAGTTAACGGCGAGGGGCTAAAGGATGGCGACAAGCTGATTGAGGTCAAGATTGACCCACAAGGAGAGACCTTTTATTGCAATACAGCAATGGCGTTGCAAGCCGAGCACTTCCAAACGTACTACGATTATTTGCCTGATGCCACATTTAATGGGCATGGGCATGGGCTGATCCAAGCCATTATTAAGAAGCGCGAACAAAACATGATGGAGTTGGGCGGCATCATTGACGACAAGAAAGAGCTAAACAATAGGACATCATTTATTCATTGGGGCGACAAGAATGCGGCGAGCTGGCGCTACCGAGCTAAGATACCCGCGGGGGATTGGGCAAGCCAAAACGACCTAGCTGCTGACACATTGATATTTGCCAAGCCACAAGCCAATGAGTTGATGGTGATGGCGAGAGCCAAAGCCCGAGGCGCTTGGGTGGTGGTGGACTTCTGTGATGACCATTTTGATTGGATGCACTACCAAGAGGCTTTGCGCCTTGCGGATGCGGTGACTTGCTCAACTAACGAAATGGCAAGAAGAATTAAAGAGCTAGGGCGGGATGCTACTGTCATTCCTGACCCTTATGAATACCCCGAGATGCCTCCGCATTGCAATGGGGTTAATTTGCTATGGTATGGGCATCATGTCAACCGTGATAGCCTAAAACGCATACTGCCTGACCTTGAGGGTTATCCCTTGCGGGTGGTGTCTAACTTTGATGGGGCAATTCCTTGGTCGCATGAGACCATGCTAGAAGAGTTTGCCCAAGCCGATATAGTGGTGATCCCTGCCACAGCTCCTTACAAGAGCGCAAACAGGGCAATTGAGGCAATTCGACAAGGTTGTTTTGTGGTTGCAGAGCCACACCCAGCCTTAGAGGGTTTTCCCATTTACATCGGCAACATCAAAGAGGGCATCGAATGGACAAAACAACAGAACATGAACGAACTCATTTCCAAGGCGCAGAAGTTCGTGACGGCAGAATTCTCGCCAGCAATATTGATAGACAAGTGGAAGACCGCTACGAGACGGCCTACAACCTTGGATGCGGAAAAAAGAAATGGGACGGTTGGATAAACGTAGACCTGCATTCTGATATTTCAGACATCAAATGCGACCTTAGAAAACTAGAGATTGCAAGCGACTCAGCCGATGCGGTGGCGGCAATCCACGTTTTAGAGCACTTTTACGAATGGGAAGTTTACGACCTGCTGACCGAATGGAAGCGGGTATTAAAGCCAGGCGGCAAAATGATCCTAGAGCTTCCCTGTATGGATAAGGTGTTTGCCTACGTTCACAATTGCGTAGTCAGCAAAGAGCCATTGCAGCCCTTTATGACAACCTTTGCTCTGTGGGGTGACCCTAAGTACAAAGCCGAGGCAATGTGCCACCGTTGGGGTTGGTTTCAGCGTCCTTTGCATGATATGTTGCAATTGGTAGGTATGCAGAACATTACATTCTGCGAGCCTAGATACCATTTCCCATTTCGTGACATGAGGGTCGAATGCTTAAAGGGGTCTTAACCAACGCCGAGCGCCATGAACAAATGGCAAAGTCAATGCACTTACCCTTACTTAAAAAAAAGGGCAAATTCAACGATAGGCGTATGACCATTGCGTGTTATGGCCCAAGCCTTGCAGACACTTGGCGGCAACTCAAGCACCCAATCATGACGGTCTCAGGGGCGCATGATTATTTGGTGGAAAGAGGGGTTATTCCTGATTTTCATGTGGACTGCGACCCAAGACCGCACAAAGCTGAAATGTTAAGGAAGCCACAGAAAGAAACCAAGTACCTGATGGCCTCGGTATGCCATCCAAACTTTTGGGAGACCCTCAAAGGAAAAAATGTTAAGGTATGGCATTTGGTGAATGGGGACGATTTTGAGACGGTGGCATGGGTTGCCCAGCACCACCCCGAGGGAATGGGAAGCCTGATAGGGGGCGGTTCAAGTGTGGGCATGAGGGCTATGAACGTATCGGCGGCTTTAGGGTTTCGCCGATTTGACATTCATGGCATGGATTGTTCTTACATAAATAACCGCCACGCAGGTGCTCATACTGGCAAAGATCAAGTTAAAATCATGGTCAATGTTGGTTTGAGAACTTTCCAAACGACACAGCAGATGCTCCAAGCGGCGATTGAAATGGAGAAATTCATAGAAACGCAGGATGCTGAAGTGGTGTTTTATGGCGATGGTCTAATGCAGGAAACTGCTTTCAAACTCAAGGAATTAGCATGAAAAACGAAGTAGCGGGTTGGACAAACGAGAGCTTCATGGAAGATAACCGTGGCAAGATGGCGGTGTTTTTCCATGCGGTGCAGGTGCGGAACAACTTTAAATCAGATGCTGAAAAGCGCCCAATTTTTGAGGAGCGCATCTTTATCAAGAAGTTAGTGCCAGGCGATTCGACCTTGGTTGTTGACCGCCCCATGCGCGAGCAAGACATGGAAGATCACCCAATTGAATGGGCAAGATACGAGCAGAAGAAAGAACAAAAAGTAGCTGGCACACCCATTGACGCATGGATGGCAATCTCTGAAACACAAAAGGCAGAGTTTAAGGCGCTTAACATTTTCACCATTGATCAATTTGCCAACTTGCCCGATGTGGCTGGCGACAAGATCATGGGCTTCAACGACTTGAGATCAAAGGCTCGGGCTTTCATCATGGCGGCACAAGATTCGCAGATGATGGACAAAATCCGCGCTGAGATGGATAAGAAAATGGAAGCTCAAGAGGCTGAATTAGCTGAACTCCGTGCGATGATCAACAAAAGAGCTGGAAGACCTAAAAAAGAAACCGTAGAGGAGTGATATGAGCTACACATTACTGCAATTGGTTGACCAAATGTCCGCAGAGTTGGGCTTGACTCAGCCAGCGGCGGTAATCGGCTCATCTAATAACCAAACCATTCAAATCCTTGCTTTGGCTAATCGCTTGGGTAAGGATTTGGTAAGGGATTACGAATGGCAGCGCTTGGTGCAAGCCTACATTTGGCAGACCCAAAACGCTGTAAGCACCACAGGCAACATAACGGCAAACTCTAAAGTAATCACTAACATTCCAAGCACGGCGGCTTTGCAAGTGGGGAATGTGATTACAGGCACAGGTCAAACACCGTATGCTGAGATTTTGACGATTGACAGCTCCACGCAAGTGACGCTAAATGCGCCTGTAACGACTTCCACCGCCTCGGTATCAATGACGTTTGCCAAACAGGACTATGACTTACCTGATGGCTATGACCGCATGATCTCTGACACCAATTGGGACAGGACAGACCATTGGCGCAACCTTGGGCCAAAGTCATCACAAGATTGGCAATTCTTGCAAGGCGGCATTATCTCGATCGGCCCACGCGAGCGCTACCGGATATATAACAACAAATTCAGGATTTTCCAAGCCCTAACCACGGTTTACAACTTTTCTTTTGAGTATGTGTCTAACTATTGGGTATGCGCTACAGGCTCAGATCAAGGCTCAAAATCGGCTTATACAGCAGACACAGACACCTCAATATTCCCTGATGACCTGATGCTTGCTGGATTAAAGTTTTATTTCTTGAAAGCTAAAAAGTTGGACTATGCCATTGAGTTGGGCGAGTTCATGAGAGCGCTTTCTTACTGCAAAGCTCAAGATCAACCAGTTTCTGCCATGTCCCTTGCACCTGTTGGAATGAATCAATTGGTTGGGCCTTGGAGTGTGCAAGATGGCAATTGGCCTAGCGTTTAAGGAGATGACATGAAATTAGATGGTTTGTATGCAAATATTCAGGCAAAGAGGGCAAGGATCGCCGCAGGCTCGGGCGAGAAGATGAGAAAGCCAGGCACAGAGGGCGCACCATCAGCCAAGGATTTCAAACAAGCTGCCAAGACCGCAAAGCCCGAAAAAAAGAAATAAATGCTAAATTCATTTGCCAAGATACCGCGCCAACAGTCTGCCCAAACGGTGACGGTTGCCGCGCCTATTGGTGGATGGAATGCTAGAGATGCTTTGGGTGCGATGGATCCGTTGGATGCGGTGACGTTGCAGAACTTTTGGCCTGGCACTAACTCAGTCATCTTGAGGAACGGCTACACCAAACACGCCATAGGCTTGCCAGCTCAAGTGCAAACGTTGATGGCGTATAGCTCGGGAACGTCAAACAAATTATTTGCTGTATCTGATGGCAAGATTTACGATGCCACTAGCTCGGGCGCGGTGGGTGCGGCGGCAGTAAGCGGTCTTACAAACTCAAAATTTCAGTATGTAAACATCACCACACCGGCAGCGTCTTATTTGATGGCGGTTAATGGCGCAGACAAGCTCCGCACCTTTGATGGTTCAACTTGGCACACCGATGGCGATGGGTCGCCTTACAACATTACAAATATTGACACGGCAACGGTTTCTAATATTACGTTGTTTAAAAACCGCATTTGGCTCACAACCAATAACACTTTAAAAGTTTGGTACTTGCCTGTTAACTCCATTGGCGGTGCGGCTGTTGCGTTAGACATGACCAGTATTTTCCAGCTTGGTGGCTACATCATGGCGGGAATGACTTGGACGTTAGACGCTGGTTATGGCGTAGATGATTACTTAGTTTTTATTACAAGCAATGGCGAGGCTCTTGTTTGGCGCTTAACAGACCCAACAACGCCAACAGGTATTTCTCAGATCGGGCTTTATAAAATTGGCGCACCTATTGGTAGACGTTGCTATACAAAGTTTGGCGGTGACTTGCTTGTCATTACTCAAGACGGCGTAGTGCCTATGAGTGGGGCATTGCAAAGCTCTAGGCTTGATCCAAGGGTATCTATTACCAACAAGATTCAATATGCCATGAGTGCGGCAATATCGACTTATGGGGCTAATTTTGGGTGGTCTTTGCTGTATTACCCAAAAGAGAATCAATTGATCCTAAACGTGCCAATTAGTGAGGGTTCTCAACAGCAATACGTAATGAACAACATCACAAAGAGCTGGTGTAACTTTACAGGCTGGGCGGCAAATTGTTGGGAATTACATTTAGACGATCCCTATTTTGGCGGCAATGGGTATGTTGCCAAGGCATGGAATGGAAATGCCGATGACACTTCTAATATTGAGGGATTTAGTCTACAGAGCTTTCAATCCTATGGCACTGCCTTGCAAAAGCAATGCAAGATGATTCGCTATCACCTCCAAACAGACGGTACACCATCTATATTTGGCAACGTGAATGTTGACTACAACTTAGCTGATGAAGCGGCACAGCTTAACTTTAGCGTGTCAAATTACGGTGTTTGGGATTCGGGTTTGTGGGATGCGGCTGAGTGGGGGTCAGGATTAGTGCCAAGCGCTGATTGGCAGGGGGCAACAAATATCGGATATACGTTTGCTCCGCTGATAAAAACCGCCACACAAGGCATACAATTGCAATGGGTCGCAACCGATCTAGTATTCGAGGGTGGCGGTGTGCTTTGAGATAACTTCCGATCATTCGGCTGGTCATTGGACTGCCGAAAAGCTGGAAGGTGGTTATTACGAGGCAAGAAGTCGATCCATCGGATTAAAAAAAAACGGCGAGTTTGTTGCTGGTGTCATTTACGAAAATTGGAATAGGCGATCAATCACTTGCCATATTGCCATTTTTGGTCGGTTGACACCGCGCTACTTAGCGGTGATTTTTGACTATCCTTTTGTGGTTTGCGATGTCAAAAAGATCATTGTTCCAGTAGATGCAACAAATTCAAAAAGTATTGTCTTGGTAGAAAAGATGGGTTTCACAGAAGAGGCTCGCATCAAAGACGGTATGGCTGATGGGGATTTAATTATCTACACATTGGCAAAAGAGAATTGCAAATATTTGGGGGAACGATATGGGAAAAAAGACACCAGCCGCACCAGCAACGCCTGATTACAGGGGCGCAGCCGTTGAACAAGGCGCGGCTAACTTAGAAGCCGCAAGAGCTACGGCAAGACTTTCTAACCCTAATACGTATACGCCTTACGGCACACAATTGGTAAGCTACGAGGGCGACATCCCCACCATTCGCCAAACCCTTACACCTACTGCACAAAAGACATTAGAGGCTCAACAAGGGGTCGAATTATCATTAGCTAACCTTGGGTCTAAGGGGGCGCAAACAGCCTCGGGCGTATTGGATAAGCCCTTTAGTTTTGGTGGGCCTAATGTGCAAACCTCGCTTGATTTAAGTGGTATAGCCAAAATGCCAGTTAATGCAGGCATGACAGGGCAAGAGGCAATCATGTCTCGCCTTAATCCATCATTGGCAAGACAAAGAACAACCACCGAGACCAACTTGATTAATCAGGGATTGCGGCCTGGCTCAGAGGCTTATGACAACGCCATCAGATCGCTTGGTGAGCAAGAGACAGATGCAAGAACGCAGGCGGTTTTACAGGGTCTTAACCTTGACATTGGCGCAAATCAACAAGGGTTTGGTCAGCAGCTTGAGGCGGGTAAGTTTGGCAATACAGCTCAACAACAAGCGTTGGCAGAGGCTATCCAATTGCGTCAATTGCCATTGAACGAGATTACGGCGCTTATGTCAGGCTCACAGATTCAAAACCCACAGTTTGGGGCGTATTCGGGCGCTACGGTGCAACCTGCGCCATTATTTGCAGGCACACAAGCGCAAGGTCAATTTGATGCCAACAAATATAACCAAGAGGTTTCGCAAGCTAATGCACAAACGGCTGGTATGTATTCCTTGGGTGGTGCGGCTTTGGGTGCGCCTAAAGGCACATTTACAGGAAAATAGGAGACTTGAATGCCTGATATTAATTTAAGCCCCTTAACCGCCGAGCAATCGGCAATAGACCGCCGCCGCAGAATGGCAGAGGCTATGCAACAACAGGCTATTTTGCCCATTGATATGCCAAACGTGGCAGGCGCAAAAGTTAGCCCATACCAAGGTCTTGCCAAGCTATTGCAAGGTTACATTGCTGGTAAAGGTTTAGAACGAGCCGACACTCAGCAAAAAGAACTTGAAGCTAACACAATGTCAGACTTTGCCAAGGTTTTTGATCTTGCGGGTCGAACTCAAACCGTCCCAGGCGCTGTAACTTCTGCTGCCGTGCCATCTGCGCCTATTCCTGAAAATATTGCACAGCAAGCAGAATTAGAAAGATTAAGTCAACCCAAAGCTCTCTTTGAAGCAAAAGCCGCTTATGGTAGAAATCCAATATTAGCCAATGCGGAACAGATCAAAACTCTACCCACCATGACAGAGGCTCAAGACGAAGTAAGAGCGCCTAGCCAACAAGTTTCCGCGCTTAGAGCTGATATGTTGAACGACCCCAACTTTACAAAAACAAGCGCAGGTCGCATGATGTTGGCGCAAGCTCTGATGCAACAAAGAGCACAAGAACAGGCTGCGGCTTTGAGAAAACAAGAAGCAGAACAAGCAATTGTGAAATTTGGCCCTGAAGATACCGCAGGCAGAATTGTGAACGGTAAGTTTGTGCCAATTGTTCAAGGTGTTAAACAACCTAAATGGGAAAAATCAAGCCAGTTTGATGCCAATGGGCAAGAAATAACAGGTTGGGTAAATACCAATGCGCCTGACATTCCTGCTTCATTTGTAAAAGGCGCAACTAAACCCTCAATGACTGAAGCACAACGTCTTGATGCTGAGTTAAAACTTTTTGGAACTGAAGTTGAGGCAGAAAAAGCTAGAGACGTAGGTCGCGCACCCAATGTATTTACGCGGTTACCTAAGGGTGTACCAGTAGGCGCAAAACTAACTGGTGGCAAAACTACAAATGGCAAAGACGTTTATGAATTAAACGGCAAAAAATATGTGGGGGACTAAATGGCTGAATATACTGGTGAAGTAATTTACGAAACTCCGCAAGGTAAAGTTAAACCTGCGGTCAGCTCTGGATTGGTAAAAGCGTTAGTGCCACAACCAGCAGGCGGTTTAGCGCCTCAAGATCAAAGATCGTTTGACTTGGCAGAGGCAAAAAGAAAAGAAGATGAAAAAGCAAAAATTCGGGAAGAAAATCGATCTGTTGCAAAAAAAATAGAAGAAGAGAAACGTGCTGCAACCGCAAAATTAGAAGAAGAAAAACGCAAAGAAGCAAACCCAATGGCATCAATGACTGAGGGCGAGCGCAAAGCTGCTACTTTGCTTCAAAGATTGCAATTTTCTCAACAACAATTAAATGACGTATTAAAAACAAACCCTGATGCTGCTAAACCCGAATATTTGCCAACTTTTATTGAGGGAATTAGTGAAACTGGCGCTAATTTAATAAGGTCAGAGCCTCGCCAACAAATAGAAACAGCGCAAATGGATTTGTTGGATGCTGCCTTAACTTTAGGAACAGGTGCGTCCTACACAAAAGAGCAATTAAAAGGTTATAGCGCATCATACTTTCCAAAAATTGGAGATTCTCCAAAGACAATCAAAGACAAAGAAGCTCGATTAGCTAATATTGTGGAGGCAGCAAAAATTGCCGCTGGTCGAGGCGCGAAACTTGTACCTGAAGTAAAAGCTGGCAACCAAGCACCAGTAGGCGCACCTCCTACCGCCAAACAAGCACCTGATGGCAAATGGTATGCGCCTGATCCTGCTAGACCTGGCAAATACTTACAATATTAAAAGGATTGAAATGGCTGGCACACCTGTTGATTTTGACCCATTTGCACCTCAACCCAAGGCGGTTGAGTTTGACCCATTTGCGCCTAAAAAGCGTTCATGGAAAGATGTGCCTGGCGAGGCTTTTGTTAACATTTACCCAAGCGCAAAAACTATGGCGACTGGCTTATATCAAGCTGTTACCAATCCTGTGCAAACCGTTTCGGGAATTATGGATGTTGCCGCAGGTGGCTTACAAAACGCCTTACCAAAGCCTGTGGTTAATTTTATAAATCAATTTGAGACTAATCCACAAGCGGCGCAACGTGCTGTGCAAGCGGCAAATGCGGCAGGTGGAATGTTAAAAGATCGCTATGGAAGTGAAGAGGGTTTAAAAAACACATTAGCCACAGACCCTGTTGGTGCGGCTGGTGATTTGTCTTTATTGTTGAGTGGTGGTGGCGGTTTAGCGGCTAGAACGCCTATGCTGACAAAAACTGCGCCTGTATTAAGAAAAGCGGCAAACATAACTGATCCATTATATTTGGCAGGCAAAACTGCAGGCAAAACTTATGACCTGACAAGCGGATTGGTTAAATCAGGGCTTGGAATGAAGACAGGTGTAGGAATAGAAGCAATTGAGCAAGCGGCTCAAGCAGGTCGCCAAGGAAATACAACATTCCTTGAAAATTTGCGCGGTGATGTACCGATCACAAATGTGCTTGATGACGCACAAGCCAATCTTGCTCAAATGAATTTAAACAAGCAAAAAGATTATCGTTCAGGCATGGTTAACATTAAGAACGACAAATCTGTGCTTGATCTTTCTAATGTTGAAAATGCTTTGATAAATGCAGAAAACACAATTGGTTTTAAGCAATCAGGTATACCTAAAGATGCAAAAGCTGTCGAAGTTTTAAAAAATATAAAAGCAAAAGTAGATAAATGGAAAAATCTTGATCCCGCTGAATACCATACGCCTGAGGGTCTTGATTACCTAAAGCAAAGCCTTTGGGAAGATTTTGGCAAGCTAGGCAAAGACGAAAAATTAGCTTATTCCGTTGGCAAACAAATCTATGATTCTGTAAAAAACGAAATTGGCAAGCAAGCGCCAACTTATGCAAAGGTGATGAAAGAATACAGCGATGCAAGCGAGCTGACCAAAGAAATTGAAAGAGCTTTATCGCTTGGACAAACCGCATCTGCTGACACGGCAATGCGTAAACTTCAATCGTTGATGCGTAACAACGTAAACACAAACTACGGTCAGCGACTTAACCTTGCCCAACAGTTAGAAAGCGCTGGCGGCAGAGATTTAATGCCTGCTTTGGCTGGTCAGGCTTTAAGCAGTAAATTGCCTAGAGGCTTACAAAGCGCAACCAATATTCCATCTGCTCTTTTGGCGTATGGAACTGGTGGTCCAGCATTGGCAACACTTGATCTGTTGGCATCATCGCCTAAATTGGTAGGCGAGGCATCATATAAATATGGTCAACTTGCAAACGCATTAACACAAGGTAAACAAGCGGCTTCTAAAGCCATACCTATGACAGCAAAACAAGCTAGATTAGCGGCTCTTTTAGGGTCACAATCTAATCCATACGCACTTGGGGGACAGCAATGAGTTACAACGGTTCAGGCACATTCCAAATAAACACCTCAGGGCAACCTGTAGTCGCAGGCACGGTTATATCCTCAACCGCCTTTAACGCCCTCACAGCGGACTTGGCGACAGGTCTGTCTACGGCTATCACAAAGGACGGTCAGACCACCGCAACGGCTCGCATACCGTTTGCACAGGGTATCAACTCCACCTTGACCACAGACTCCTCTAGCGTCTCTACAGGATCAATTCTTACGGCTGGTGGTGTAGGTATTGCAAAGGCGGCTTATGTTGGCACAACCTTAAATGTAGGCGGTGCAAGTACATTTACTGGCGCAATTGCTGTTGATAGCGTTACCGATTCAAGCAGTACCACCACAGGCTCAATTCAGACTGATGGCGGTCTTGGAGTGGCAAAAGCGGTCTATGTTGGCACAACGCTAAATGTTGCTGGTAATGCAAGTTTTACAAGCACAGGCGCTGTTTTGTTGTCAAAAGGAACAACAGCACAACAGCCAGCGGGTGTGGCTGGTTCTTTAAGATTTAACACAGACACAAATACGTTTGAGGGATACAACGGCACAGCATGGACGGCGGTAGGTGGTGGCGCTACTGGTGGTGGCTCTGACCAAATATTTGTGCAGAATCAGCAGACCGTAACCACAAACTACACCATCACAACAAATTACAACGCTATGAGTACAGGGCCAATCAGCATAAACTCAGGCATCACAGTCACCATTCCCAGCGGTAGCAACTGGGTTGTTCTTTAAGGATAAATCATGGCAGTCACTATTAATGGAACAAGCGGAATTAACACACCTGGCGTGGTTAACACGGCGGCTGAAACTATTGCAACAACTTTAGCGGTTACAGGTGTTACAACCATTGCCGCTGGTTCTGCGGCTGCACCAGCGTTAGTAGGCGCAACTGGAGGGGCTACAACAGGTGTGTGGTTTCCAGCAGCCAGTACCATTGCGTTTGCTAACGCAGGTGTTGAAAGCGCCCGCATCGACTCTAGCGGCGATGTAAGTATCGGTGCAACAACAGTAAGTTCTTCTGCTAAATTAAATGTATACCAAGCAGATTCAGCCCAACGAGTTGTTCATTTTGAAAACACAAGAAATGTAAGCGGCGATGAAAATTTACGCTTGGTGCTAGGTTCTAACTGTAACAATACCTCATCTTATCCTTTAATCATAACTACTGGTGGGGCGCAGAAACTAGAAATGTACGGCAATGGTAATATTGCAAACGTAAACAATTCTTATGGCGCTCTTTCAGATATAAAGTTAAAAGAAAACATTGTTGATGCAACGCCCAAACTTGCAGACTTAATGCTGGTCAAGATTCGTAACTACAACCTTATTGGTGACACTACAAAACAAATTGGTGTTGTTGCTCAAGAACTGGAAACTGTATTTCCTGCAATGATTGATGAGTCACCCGATAGAGATGGTGAAAGCGGTAATTTGAGTACAGTTACAAAGTCTGTTAAGTACAGCGTGTTTGTCCCCATGCTCATCAAAGCAATCCAAGAACAACAAGCTTTCATCACACAACTGCAAGCCGATGTAGCGGCATTGAAAGGTACACCATGAGCATAGTAAAAGTTTCAGGCAATGCAAGCGGTACAGGTACGCTGACCATTGCTGCACCTAATACAAACAGCGACTTCACGCTGACGTTGCCAGCAAACACAGGCACATTGATAAGTACATCGTCTACTTTTGGGGGTACTGGCCCTGCGTTTAGTGCTTATTTAAGTGCTTTACAAAACGTTACAACTGCGACATTTACAAAAGTTCAGCTAAATACTGAAGAGTTTGATACTAACAGTAACTTTGATAACGCCACAAACTATAGATTTACTCCAACTGTTGCTGGCTATTATCAGATAAACGGAAATATTGCTTTTAATGCAACGCTAATAAACGGCAATACGTTGTCCACAATATATAAAAATGGCACAAGGTATAAAGATGGAGTTTTACAAGGCGCATCCAGCGGCGGGGCGGCTTTTTACTCTGTTGTAAGTGCGGTTATATATTTTAACGGCTCAACTGATTATGTTGAATTGTGGGGGTTGGTAACTGGTACAGGAAGCCCAAGTTTTGGAGCTAACTCAGGAACACAATCTTATTTTAACGGATGTTTAGTGAGAGCCGCATAATGACACTAATTCAAAAAATCTTAACAATTTATCCAAAACTTGCAACATACGATTTTGCAAATGGCGCTATTGTTTTGCAAAACGATTCTGATGGCAAGGGTGACTACATCGCAAAGTGGGAACACCCAACATTGGCTAGACCTACAGAGGAGCAATTAACATGAGCGTAACCATCAACGGCACATCAGGCGTTTCATTAGCTGGGCAGTTTGACTCTGCATCTTCTTTTGGATTCAAAAACCGCATTATTAATGGTCAGATGCAAATTGCACAAAGAGCAACGTCTGCAACCATTACCGCTGGCTCAACCATTGCGGCTGGCTATTCAACTGTTGACCGCTTTTATGTCTACTGTACAGGTGCAAACGTCACGGCGGCACAAGTAGCTGGTTCAGGCGCAATAAAAAATAATTTGCAGATTACTGGCGCAGCGTCAGTCACGGCAATTGGCGTTGGTCAACGTATTGAACAATTGAATAGCTATGACATGGCTGGCTCTACAGCCACGTTGTCTGTCAATCTTTCAAACAGCTTGCTGACCACAGTTACATGGACTGCATACTATGCAACCACAGCAGACACATTTGGCACATTGGCAAGCCCTACACGCACTCAGATTGCAACAGGTACGTTTACTGTAACGGCAACATTGACAAACTACAGCGCCCAAATCAGCATCCCTGCCGCCGCTACAACAGGTATTGAAATTGTCTTTACTGTTGGCGCACAAACTTCAGGCACTTGGGTTATTGGCAATGTGCAGTTAGAAGAATCGTCCATTGCAACTAGCTTTGATTACAGACCATATCAAACCGAGCTTGCCCTTGCACAAAGATACTATTGGAAAGGTGGCTTGAAATCTGTGTCAGCCGTAGCTAGTGGAAAATGTAATAGCACATCAGATGCTAACTTTTATATTGCATACCCAGTACCAATGAGGGCAACTCCTACATCAACTCAAGTCACTTTGGTGATAGATTATGCCAATACCACGGCAACATTTGGTTCTTCATCTTTATTTGCGTCTACCACTTCGGCTTTATATAACGCTCAAACTGTAACAGGAAGCCCTTTAACTGTTGGGCAAGGCGTTGTTTTGAGATGTAGTGCTGACACAAGTTATATAGATTTTACTGCGGAGTTATAAAATGTATAAACAATGCCCCGAATACCAAGGAAACCCACCACAAAGCGTAACTCGTCTATTCGATGGTGCAGTTATCCCCTTTGACCTTGCCAACTCTGACTACCAAGCCTACCTAAAGTGGGTGGCAGAGGGCAATACACCATTGCCAGCGGATGAATCATGAGCGACTTAGAAAAAGACTTTGCTGTGCATGAAGCAATTTGCGCCCAAAGGTACGAGGCTATTCAAGTAGCGTTGAAAGACGGCGATAAGCGCATGAACAAAATTGAATACTTGCTTTACGCTGTAATGATGTGCGTCTTGTTTGGCCCAGGCGTTGCTGGCGAGTTTGTTAAAAAAGTCTTGGGGCTGTAAAATGCAACCCGCAACAGATCCAAATGACAAAACAGCCAAGCATTTTATTTACTACTATGCGTGGTTTTGGGCATCAACCTCTGTTCTTTACTTTTTTTGCGTAACCTTTATTTTGTTGCCCGAGGGCGGCAGAGACTTTGCCAACATAATTTTGGGTTTCTTGTTGGGTACAGCAGTCGCCACCATTATTTCGTTTTTCTATGGGTCGAGTAAGTCCAGCAAAGATAAGACCGATGCCATGATGAAAAACGATGAAACACCCAAGCCATAAGGAGCAGACATGGAGCAGACATTGCGAGGCAAGCTAACTTACAAGGTAACTCTGATGGTTGCCTCAACTCTATGTATTGTTGTGTGCGGTATGGTGTTTACCCTAATGATAGGGTTGTTTGACCCTCTTGTGGACAATGCCGAAATCTTCAAGCTCATCAGCCCTGCATTCCAAACGGTGGTTGGCGGGTTCATTGGTTTATTGGCTGGCATCAAGTTGTCCCATGATGATGAAGAGATCAATAAGCCATGAGTATTTTTAACCCGTACATCTTGCTTGGCGTTGTCCTCGCCCTGCTTGGCAGTTTTGGTAGCGGGTACTACAAGGGCAAACAAGATGAGTACGAGCGTCAGCAAATTGAGATCGCCGCCTTGAATACTAAGGCACGGGAAACGGAACAGCGTATGGGGGAAGTTGCCCAAACATACGCCCAAACTTTAAGGAAAGCCAACGATGTTGCAAAAGTTAAAGAAAACAAGCTGCGTAATGATATTGTCTCTGGCAAGTTCAGGTTGTTCGTTCCTGTCCAAGCCCCCGACTGCCCCCTACAAGCCCCCACAGATGCCACCCCTGCCGTTGGAAATACAGAAACAAGAGCCGAGCTTGACCCAAGAATTGCTGAATCTCTTATCGATCTCACCAGCCGAGGCGACCAAGCCATCCGCAGCCTTAACGCCTGTATTGACCAATACAACGAAATGAGGAACATGAAATGACCATCTATATTCCATTGCTTTATATTTGTATAGCAATGGAATGTAAGTTTTTTCAATCCGAGATTTACACCCTAGACAAGCAAAAGTGCGAACAAGAAATTGCTCAACAAAAAATTGAAATTATTAATTTGGGCAATACGGTTGAAGCAATTTGTATAGATATGGACATCAAACTAGAGAAAAAACAAGATAAATACAACATTATTTATTAAACTGCAAACAAATTACATTAAGATTCATGCTGTTGTCATTGATATAGTTTAATTTTAGGCAACTTTATTGGAGTTGTCATGTCAGGAAAACCTGTTTACAGCGATCAAGAGTTTGTCGAGCTTTGGAATACGTATGAATCAGGTGCTGCAATGGCAAAAGCCGTTGGCATGGACTTGCGTAATATTCTCAGACGCAAAAGCAATTTAGAAGCTAGATATGGCATCACTTTGCATCAAAAATCAAACGTAGTTAAGATGGTTGCAAAGCCCAATAATTCAGCTCGCAAAGAATTGGGGATTGAAAATGGCGTTGTTTTGGTTTTTAGCGATGCTCACTTTTGGCCAGGCATCCATACAACAGCGTATAAGGGTCTTCTTTGGGCGATTAAAGAGTTTCAGCCAAAGGCCGTTATTGCCAATGGAGATATATTTGATGGCGCTAGTATTTCTCGCTATCCTCGC